AGCACTCCCGACCGGAACCGTGATGAGGAAGGTTCGGTTGAGTGCGTGCCGCCGACCGAAGTACAGCGTGATCTGCCACTGACCCCAGGGGTTCGGAGAGAGGTCCGGATCGTTCGTGCACACCAGGGACTGGACAACGATCCCATCCAGGTACTCGACCGTGAAGGGGTCCCCAACAAGACCAACGGCTGTGGCGCCATCGGTCCCAGCAACGACACCGTTGTACGTCGGCGTGTACGTAACCTTCACGCCACGCGGGTCGCCATCGATCAACTCGCGGAAGTTGCCGAACACCTGCACGGTGTTCACGTTCACTGGCAACGGCATCGCTACCTCCCTCCTACTTCGTCTGGACGGACGGCTTCGCGTCCGGCTTGCTGACCTTCCAGCCAGCGGTGGTCTTCTTCAGCTTGACGGTTCTGCCCTTGCCATCCCGCAGCGTGATCACCGAGGCGGTTGCGGTCACCACGGTGTACTGCCGACCCGCCACCGTGAACGTCTGTCCTGGACGCAACGTGACAGGGCGCCCACTCGCCCCTTCACTCGGCTTCAGCTGGATCAGCGAACCGATGGGCGCCCCGTACCGTGCGACGCCTGCAGCAGTCTGCACGCGTTGAACAGCCAGCAGGATGTCCTCCTTCGAGACGGTCACCGGTTCCAGGAACCGCGACAGATCGAAGTGCACCTGCCCATCCGCCGTCATCGAAGTGGCCTTCGCCTTCTTCGCATTCCACTCCGCAAGCGCCTTGGCGGCCTGTGCCTGTGTCTTTGCAGACACGTGACCCTTCCCACCCTCTACCGCCGGCCCTCCGCGTGCCCAGCGCTTCACCGTGTTGACGGCGGTCGCGATCGCCCGGTCGATCATCATCCCCTGCTCGTAGTGGAGATGCTTCGCGATCCGTTCGATGTAGCTCGGAAGGCCGCCGGCCTTCTCGACCCAGTTGTCAGGTCCTCCGGGCTTTCGCTCCAGCCCGGGATACACCGCTGATGCAACCATCACGTCCCTCCTGCGCCACTCAGTGCTGCTGTAACAGCAGCAACGCCTGTGCTCGCCGCAGCGGAGGGACCAGCCAACATCGCCTGCTGCTCCGTCTTTGCGAGCTCTTCCAGCTTCTTCTTCCGCTCCGCGATAGACGTCTCGAGCTTCACGAGGTCCATCCCGAGGAACGTACCGATCTGCATCACCAGGTCATAGATGAACGCATCCGGCAGATTGACCTGCGGCGCAACAGCGATCGTCTTCAGCAGGTCCAAGCTCGTGTTGATGTCGTCGGGGTTCAGCGGTCCCACACTGAACTGCGGGACAGGTGACCCCGGACCGAAGTTGAAGCGGACCAGATCAGCGATGATCTGCTCAGTTGCACAGGAGGAGAGGTCCTTCGCGTAGGCTCCCAGGAGCTGGAGGAAGAAGTCCGACTGGTCCTTCGACAGTGCGAACGACCCCGTTCCATCCTTCGCTGCCGCACCCAGCTCTGTGAATCCCGCAAGCAATGACGTTGCAGCTTCGGAGTCCAGTGAGGCTAGGGCAGCTCGGAACTCTCCCGCGCCCGATCCGCTGACCTGCAGGAAGTCCAGGTTCTCGATCCAGTCGCTTGGTACTCCCGCAACGCCGTTGCTCTTGAGCGCTGCGATGACCTGAACGGCCTTCTTCGTGTTGACCGCTCCGCGTCCACGCACCACCGTTCGCGGGAGGGCCTGCGCCTCCAGGTACGTGTACCACAGGTACTTCACCTTCTGCTTCAGCTCGTAGCACTGGAACACCACGTCGAAGTCGGACTTGCCCAGCACCGGATCGCGGTCCGCACCATGCACGTACACGACGGAGTAGGGGAAGCGGATGTCCACTCGTTCCGGGACACCAAGTACCTCTTGCTTGAACCCCAGCAGGTCGCCGTTCTGCGGATCCCGGATCAGGTTGCACGTCGTCGCAGGACGGAAGGCGATCTTGTCGTAGACGACCTTCAGACCGTCACGCTTGTACACCTTCTCGAAGTGTGCACGTCGGTTCCAGAACGCCGTCGTCATCTGCGCCAGCACTTGACCCATCGGTGTACACATGCCACCGTCGGTCTTCGGTCGCGTCAGGGCGTCCGTCACGAAGTCGTTGATGTCGTTCCGACCCTCGACCGGGTTGATGGTCCAGTTCGCGCTCCGGATCGGCAGTGTCAGGACACGTGCGAGCGACTCTGCCTTGCCGTCCTTGCGGAACATGTTGGCGAAGTCGATGGCGGTCGGCTCGCGGTGATCCCAGATCTCTCCGTCGGTGAGCTGTCCGATGACCAGGTCACCATCGTACAGGTCGTAGATCGACCCAAGCTCCTTCTCAAGCGTTGGGGCGCTGCGATCGTACCGCACGACTGGACGAGTCACGTTTCTCACCTCCTGTTCACTTTCGCGCTTGACTGAGTCAGTTATACATCCGGCCTAACACCGGTCATTCGTCAGTATACGTCAAGATCCGCCCGCGGGCAGTATCAATCTGTTGCCCAAGAGAGGCATAACGTATACGACGAATTAAACGTCGGCATACGGGACTGCACTGCTTCCGTAAGGTGCAGCGAACTCCGATACACCGCCGTACTCCTGGCTGTACCCCTCCGCGTCCTCCTCCTCGGTGTCGTCCCCTTCCCAGAAGTACATGCAGATGGTGTCTCCCTTGTCAGGGGAGCGACCTAGCCTCTTGCGTGTGTCGTCCTTCTCCTCGACGACGATCTTGCCACCCGTCATCAACTTCCAGCGCGGTGCCGTCAGGTCCGCAGCGAGTTCGTCGTCTGGCGGCAGCGCGATCCGTGCACCACGTGACGGATCGAGCAACTCACGCAGATTCCACCACGCAGCGCTCCTGACGTTCGGGAACGTGAACATCCCCGACAGGTCCGTACGGCGCGTGCGCACAGCACCGGAGAACTGCGTAACGTTGTGCTCCAGCTCGTTCAAGCGGTCAACAACGCCGGCACCCACACCGATCACGTCAACGGTGCAGTACGAACGCGGGTACTTCTTCAACTTCGCGTCGACGATGTTCGCGGTGGTCATCGTGTCCTGCTTGCCGTACTTCGAAACCCCAAAGATGACGTGACCCTGACCTTCAGCGATGGCAGTCTCATCCTCACCGAAGCGTGCAACGTCAACACTGAACTTGCGGCGACCGAACGGCTCTGTGCCTTGCTGCTCGATCCAGCGTCGCTGTGCCTCCTCAACCCAACCCAGAGGAATGACACCCTCAGTTGCATCGGTGGGGAATCTCCCGCGGACCTTCGACTCCCAGAGGGAGGAAGACTTCCACTCCACCTTACCGTCGTCATCGATCGTCCGCGTTACACCCCACCGCGGCATCCTTTCGAGGACCCATTCAACGGACAAGAGCTCCAACCGCAGTCGATCAGGCACCTCTTCGGTCGAGAACGGGATGCCGTAGTCCACCATGTAGTCGTACAACGGGGCTTGCACAGTGGAGAGAGACCGTACCGTCTCTTCGGTGAAGTTCGGTGTCCGAAGACCGTCCAGCTCGATCACGTTCCAACCGCTACCCGGACGGCACACTTCCTCGAAGTGCGTGCTCGGGTCATCCGGGTTGCCGATCGCCAGCACGCGTGCGTTGATGTTCGTCGCCAGAGCGTCCACGGCTGTCCAGAGTTGCTTCGGGATGCCACACGCTTCGTCGATGATGATCAACGGGTACAGCGCGTGGACACCCTGGAAGCCGGACTCGTCGTAGTCACTCGGCTTGCGGCCGTAGGCGATCTGCTCCTTGTCGACCCACCACTCGGGGATCGAGCCCATGTTGATCCGACCAGCGAGATTCCCACGTGCGTGCCACCGCTGGATCTCCCGCCACAGGATCACGCTGACCTGTGTCGCCGTCGGAGCGGTGCTCACGACGAACGAGTCACCCAGCGTGTGAACATCGTTCCACCACAAGCTGAGGATCGCAGCAACGAAGGACTTCCCACCGTCGTGGCTACTGCGGACAGCGGTGTAGCGGTGCTTGACCACCGACTCAGCGATCTCCTGCTGCTTGGACCAGAGGTGTACGCCCAGCTTCTCCTGTGCCCACGCAGTCGGATCGTGGAGGTAACTCGTGCCGAAGAAGCGT